CGGGTAATGGTTATGCCGTTATTCGTTTCCTGCCAGCAGTATTGGGTGAAGACCTTCCTTGGGCAAAAGTTTGGAACCATGCGTTTCAAGGTCCAACTGGCCAGTGGTATATTGAGAACTCTCTCACAACCATTGGACAGAATGATCCCGTATCAGAGATGAACTCTGCATACTGGAACTCAGGAGTTGAGTCAGACAAGGAAATTGCTCGTAAGCAGAAGCGTAAGTTGCAGTATTTTGCAAATATCCTTGTTGTCGAAGACTCCACTAATCCTCAGAATGAGGGCAAGGTTATGCTCTATCGCTTTGGTAAGAAAATCTTTGACAAGTGTATGGAAGCAATGCAACCAGCATTCAAGGATGAAACCCCTGTCAATCCCTTTGACTTCTGGGAAGGTGCGAACTTCAAGCTGAAGATTCGTAAGGTAGATGGCTATTGGAACTATGACAAGTCAGAGTTCGAAGCACCAACTGCTTTGTTTGATGATGATGATGAGAAAATTGAAGAAGTTTGGAAGAAGGAGTATCCTCTGGTAGAGTTTACTTCTGCAACCAACTTTAAGTCTTATGATGAGTTGAAGACACGTTTGCACATGGTTCTTGCAGGGACTACTACGGTAGGAACTGCCGCAGCAGTGATGGAAGATGCGCCTCGGGCTGAACCCAAGGTGGATACAAAACCTACTCCTGCGCCTACTGTTGATAATGATGAGGATACTATATCCTACTTTGAAAAGTTGGCAAACGAATAAGAGACTGGGGGAACTTCGGTTCCCCCTTTTTTACATATCCAGCTGACTCAGGCAACCGCACTGTTCGCTCCGTTCATCCCACCATACCTTGTATTTACAACAGGAGCTGTTGCAACAACGTCACCTTCATTCTTGACATTGGTTGGTGCATTTACAGTATTTCCACCAACAGGAATTAGGGCAATTTGCGCTGTTAAAGCATTAATACTTTCCATTAAAGAATCTGTGATTGTAGGTTTAAGATCATTGCCATTCGCCGCTTCATCATCAGCAGCACCAACAGCACTAACAGTTTCTACTTTAAGGGCTTTTTTTAATTTATTGATATTAATTCTAGCTGTTTCAAAATCAATATCAGGACTCGCAAGTCCTTTAAATTTAATATTTCGCCTCAAAAATCTAACTTTCTCAGAACCCGCAACAGCACCTTCAATCACAGGTACGGTTGCTACTAAATCTGCTGCAAAAGCTCTCCACCCGCTATTTTTACTATCATATTTAAAATTAGCAAATTCTTCTAATGCAGATATATTATTTTTCACACTAATAGCATCAAACTTTTTCCCCGAAAATTTTTCAAACGCTTCCATTGGGTTCATATCTTCTTTACTTGAGAACCAATTGCCAACTCCTTTTAATAGATTGCTAACCGACTCACCAAAACCCTCTCCAACACTAATTTTGGACATAATTTTGGTTGATTCAGCATATGCTACAAGACCTTGTGTATTTGCTTGTATTTGGGCCACTTCTGCTGGCGTTACACTTTTTGCAGCAAATTTCTTTAAATCTCCTATAGGATCAGCGTCTTTAATACCAAGTAAACCTCCTATACTTTTTGCTACACCACCAACAAAATTAGCAATATCTCCAAAAGCTCCGACACCTGTTGCTTTTGCGCCCGAAGCCATTCCTGTTGCATAGATAGCTAGCGCATCAGTAACATGCTTTATTTTGACTGCATCTATACCTTCAGCCTTACTGATCTTCCTCATATCACTTAATTGACTATCTAGAACACCAGAATCCTTTCCACCAAAGAACTTAGAAATACCATCAAGTCCGGTGCTAATAGCATTACCAAGAGAGCCGACAGCTTTCATAGTTGCACCAGCAGCGCCAACGGTCATTGCTCCAGTATATGCCAGCAGTGCCCCAGCAAATGAGAGTATTTTTGTGCTATCAATACCCTCAGCCGCCGATATTTTCTTTAAATCCTTTATTTGAGTATCTAGAACACCCTCTCCACCAAATAATTTTGAAATTCCATCTCCAAACGAGGAGATTAGGTTACCTGCCGAACCAATAGCTTTCATAGCCGAAGCACCAGCACCAACAGTCATCGCTCCAGCATATGACACCATCGCATCGGCATTTTTCTTTACCTTGGCACCATCGATATCATGCTTGGAAAATGCGATTAATTGATCTACTACAGGTACACCACCAAGTAATTTGCTAAGACCACCAATTGCACCATCAGCAAGTGTTGCCATTGTGCCTAGCATACTGCCAGCTGATCCGGCGGTCATTGCTATACCATATGCTGTCATGGCTTCAGCATTTTCTTTAATGCTCTTGCCATCAAGTTTTACCTTACTAAACTTTTTTAACTTTTCCATGATGGCTTCTTCGCCACTCTTTGCACCAAACAGTCCCCCAATACCGTCTGCAATACCACCAATTAAATTACCTACACCTGCGATGGCCCCTCCGGCACCCATTGCAGCAAATCCAGCACCAAGACCAACCATACCCAAACCAACATCGATTAGGTTTTTACCATTTATGGGTTCAAACTTTTTTAATCCTTCAGCAATTGCAGGCATCATCTTTGAAATTACATATATCGCCCCGCCGAGCGCAATGGCGAACCCAGCAATTCCAACGCCAAATAGTGGGAAAGCAATTGCGAATTTGCCCGCTGCAGCAATATTACCAGCGCCCGACATGAATCCGCCGATAGCTTTACCTACTCCTTTACCCAGACCACCTAGTCCTTTGGCAATACCAGCAAATGCGCCACCAGCTTTTTTATCGACCGGAACGGCACCACCATCAGCACCAGCCGCCCCGGCCATCTTAGATAGTAAACTATTTTGAAAATTTCTTGTATCTTCCCGATCTTGTTTTCGTTGTGCAGGCGTTTCTTGGTTACTGAGTATAATTTCTTTGACTGATCTAATAGAATGTGCGCCCTTGTCACGAACAAGCTCACCCTCATTTGTTAGTTTATCAATAACATCTTTTAAATCGGCCATGACTTATTCCTTATTTCTTTTTCGTAAGTGCTTGTGCGCCAAAGAACGCTGCGACGATACCAGCAACCGCAATGAAGTATACACCCGCCATATCACCAAGGATCTTTGCTGCTTGATCCATATTGAAGATTGTTGCAAGGACTACGATAACAGGATACAATAGCATACCACCAAGGGAGAACCATGCCATACTACGCTGGGCATCACGCATTGCATCTGCATCCTCAAGTTCCTTACGTTTGAACTCAAGCCACATATCATGTTCTTCTGGGTTAACCTTACCGTCACCATTAGTATCTGCTGGATGGTAACCTGATGCTTTGATTTCTTCTTCGCCCATTTGACTAGCTCCTATTTTTTCTCTCTTGTTTTTTATGCGCTAATTTCTCATCCTCTAAATGTTTTATCAATAAACCAGAATATATTTCTCTCTCCCACGGTAACATATTCTCTAATTCAGTTAAACTCCAATTATGATACTGTATCATTGCAAAATTTTGTTTATAATAATTTTCCACGGAGTCATGAGACAGCACTATACTAAAAAACTCTCAAGACCCTCTAACAGTACTTCACCCTTCTTCTTAGTTTTAGGATTAGTCACATCAATTATGTGTCGTAATTTTGGCATCGTTTCAAAGAATTTCATTACATTTTTTATCTGCTCTGTATTAAACGAATCAATAAACTCCGAAATTTCATCTATAGTCATATCAACTCTATGAATTGTTTCCTCTCCATAAATAACACTTTCAATGCATTCATGTATCATGAGTATGCCTATTTCAAATTCACCAAAATTACCGTTAATACCTTTAATATCTTTCAACATTGGATATCTTAAATTCAATTTGATATCCTCTGTAATTGTAATTTCCTGTGAGTGTTCTACACTATGTTGTACACCAATTTTCTCCAAATTAACTTCAACTTCAACTTGAGTTTCTTCGTCATCTGGACATGTTACATTAATTTTTACTTTAGCACCAGCTGATTTTGCTCGTAGTTGTAAAAATACATATTCAACATCAAACATTGGGGATTGATTAACATCTAAAACACCGAAAGTGCAATTTGATACCAACTCTCCCATGGCATCAGCAAGTTGTTTTTCTTCCCCCGATTCTTGAGCAATCATCAAAATCTTTTGTTCTTTGACCAAGAAAGGTCGATATTTAATTTCCTCCTGTGTTGATGGTAGCAATAGTTTGTATTCTGGGGTTTGTAGTTTAGGTAACGCCATAATGTTTCATCCTTTATCATAATTTGCTTAACCGAGTCTGCTTAACACCTTCGGTATGTTCGCATTAATTGATCTCTCTGCACCTGTAATTACTGTATCAAGAACCTTCTCCATAAGGTTAGGTGGTTGGTTATTAATATCAAGTGTCTCCCAATATTTATATTGCATGGTAACAGGTATCTTTATAATATCACCCGCTGGCCCGGCATCAAGTGATGCTGGACCAATCTCTTTTGGAAAACATTCTCTAAGTCTAAGTCCGTATCGTCTTACATCCTGTACATCTAGAACATAAATGTCAATGTCTTTGATATAATCTCTATAATACTTGACATTCCATGTCCCCCTGTCCCAAGCTTCTTCTTGCCAAGATTCAAAGAACACCTTTTCCTCTAGGTCACTACTTGCTTGAAAGGTCATGGCAAGTGTACCACCAAATGTAATACCGTCAACAATCTCTGGTGCAATACCATACATGTTGCTGTCTAGTGATGTATTGAGTGCTCTACCGGGCAAGTCAAGAGATTCACAACGCAGAGATACTTTTCTTGCATCTCCCGCAGCAGGGGATGTGATAATAACCTCATACCGGCTTGGAAGTGCATATCCATTGTCACTATGAAACTCTGACAGGAAATTATTGATTACTCCAAATGCGGTTGATTCTACAAAACTTGCTAGTGTAGCCATCAGATCATTCCCCTCGAATCTGCCCATACCTCAGCTGCTTTTGCTTTCTTAAACCTCTGCACAGGTAGTAGAGTTGCAATCGTAAATTCGTCTGCATCAATCCTACGAAACTGTGACTTGGTTTGACCAGCAAGGTATTTGTGTATAGTTGGTTTGATAAGTTTCACATTCTTTAGTTTCTGGTAATCAACGATAAGTTTGGTTGACTCATCAAATGCGGTGTTGTTAGAATAATCTACCAAACGATCCAACAACTTAATTCGTAGTGGAATGGGTAGGTAATGCAAGTTGATTCCTAGAAATCCATCTGAATACTTCTCTATCGGCAATACCAACGGAAACGTGTCATAATAGGGCAGGGTCTTCTTGAACTTTGGGTCATACATGAACATGTTCAATCTACCATAGAACGGCTTGCTGTCCCTCTTACCGTCCCGTATGAGGTCAAGTGTGGTTGGTGTACCTAATTCTTTGATCTTTTCTCTATACCATGCAGTTGACTTAGGGCGACCCTTTGCCTCATCTTTAACTGCTTGCATGTATTTACTAATTGCCATATGTCTATTTATACGAAATACCTAGATGGTCTTCAGTTAAAATCTTGAACTCCATACCATTATCTGCACACCATTCTGTGGCAGACCTCCACTTAGCATCATTCACACCATAGGTCATAACCTCATTCATCCATCGTCGAGTGCGCCTCTTGGGTTCCTTGGGTGGTTTGCACTGCACCTTGGGTTTGACCTCAATAATCATCTTCTTAATTTGACCATCAGCTTGTTTGACTTTAATGTAGAAATCTGGGAAATATCTGTGCATACGTCCATCCTTGGGTGATAAATAGGGTATAATGATCTCTTCACTACCCCATTCAATTATGGATGTGCTGTTGTCACAGTACACCATAAACTTACGTTCCCAGAGAGAACGATAAACTATGTTCTGTGGATTACCCTTATATTTTTGGGGTTTGGTTGGTGTGTATCGACCTTTATATGACATGTGTTATAAATAGTTTCATCAAGTGTATAAGGATATTTAGACATGGCATTAAGGGACGCTTTCGTAAACATCGCAAAGAACGCAGCAGCTAGTACTGCATCAAGTTTTGTCAGTGGAGTTGCTGATGGTCTTAGGTCAGGCCTAGGTGGTTCATCTTCCAGTTCTGCGTCTAGTCCTCTACAAACTAATTTTAATCCAGAACCGGGAATTCTACTATATCCATCTGATGTTGGTACTAACATGCACCAAGCAAGTTATATCCTGTTTGCTCGTCACAGCGTGACGGGTGCAAAGATAAAGGCGACCACGCAAAAACCAAAAGTTGCAAAAATTTATAGATACGAAGGGTCGCCCGGCGGAGGGGGCCGACGGGTTGAAGACAAGCCTGCCACTAGAAAAGCACAACAGAAATCTGATGACCTAATTGAATCAAAACAGGATAGGGGCGGTGCTGGTAAGGGTGGTTCAAGCACTTCAATTGCATTGAAAGGCAAGAATGTTCAAAGAACTGGAACAGTCATAGGACTATACATGCCCCCAGCAGTTAATGTAAACTACTCTATGGATTATGCAGAGGGCGAGGTTGGTATAATAACAGAAGCTGTTGCAGGGTTATTTAAAGCGTACCAATCAGGAGCTAGTATGTTGGGAGCAGTCAAAAAAGAAGCAAGGAGTGTTGGAAGTAGTGTAGTAAAGAATGTTGCACTAAGTGGTATTTCTAAGGTTCCCGGTATTGAAGGTGCTCAAGAAGTATATGCAATGCAAACAGGTGCCATTGTTACGCCGAGGACAGAGATGTTTTTTAAGGGTATTGGTAGAAGGTCATTTTCCTTTACTTTCACATTCATTCCCAAGGATAGTAATGAAACACAAATAGTACATAAAATTATAAAAGAATTTAAAGTGGGTATGTCTCCCACATTTAAAAATGCAGGCTCTGTACGAGATATGACAATTCCTGATGTATTCTCAATTCAATACATGCACATAAATTCTCAGAATCAATATATCAACAAGATTGGTAAATGTTATCTCAAGACAATGGATGTTAATTATGGTGGAGATAAATTCGTAACATATAATGCTGACAAAGAAGGTGCGCCACCACAGAAGACGAGCATTACTCTGTCCTTTCAAGAACTGGAAATCATGGATCGATCTAATATAGAGGACGGGTTCTAGAATGTATTTTGAACAATTTCCAGTAATTTACTATGACGCTGTTGGTAATGGTGATCCCAAGGTAGTAACGCACCTACTCAAACGTGTTGCATTACACAGTAAAGCAAGTGAAACCGTAGCTCTATTTGACACATATGATGTTAGGAATGGTGAGACACCAGAGATGATTGCACATAAGTATTATGATGATGCAGAGTATCATTGGGTGATCCTGTTGATTAATAACATCACGGACAGGTATCACCAGTGGCCCATGAACACTCGACAGTTCCTTTCACACCTTGCTGAGAGGTATGACAATGTGGATGCAGGGCATCACTATGAGATTTATCAGGAATCGGGTGATACCAGTGTCAAAATCAATATTGGAACTAGCAATGTAGATGTAGATGGTAATACGATTGCAGATGCAACACTGGTTACAAACAGAGAATATGAAGAGGAAAAACAGGACGTACTCAGGAAGATACGACTGCTGGACCCCGTATATTTGGAACAGTTTGTAGAGGAATTTGAGAGATTGGTTTCTGAGACAGAGGATTAATTGAGTGGCACAAAAAGAACTTAGAAGCGGTGGTGAGTTTAACATCTTGCAATGTGATTTAATATTGGCCAATGGTCAGTTAAATAACTTGCGATCTGCTGTTGTGGGACTCACCATATTTGAGAGTATAAATCAATTCGCAATAACAGGAACAATTACAATTCAAGATTCTTATAATCTTGCATCATACGGACCCATCATTGGACAAGAATACCTGAAACTTAAAATTGCAACACCAAATTTGAAGGGTGGTGAAAATACCATTGACTACTCATCAAATCCACTATTGATAACAGCAGTTGATGACCGAGAGGAAATTGGTAATGGGGTTCAAGCTACAACTATGTCATTCTGTTCAAGAGAATTTGTGATTAATCAGAGAACCAGAGTTAGAAGAACACTAGTGGGTTCATATTCAGATATCGTTGAAACCATGTTGTATACTGACCTAGACAGCGATAAAGAATTGTACTCTGAACCCAGTGCTGACAATAAAAAAATAATTGCACCAAATGCCAAACCTTTTGATGTTGTATCCATAGCAATGAAGAATGCTGTGTCAGAGAAATTCAATCAATCAACATATTTCTTTTGGGAAAGTACATCTAGATTTAATTTCAGAACTCTTGGGAATATGTACGCTCAAAACCCTGTCATGAAATATGAAAGTACCCTTGCAGGCACAAGAACTCAAAATGGTGTAAGAGATATCTTGGCAGAGTTGGGTGCGATTGAAGCGTATACAATAACTAGCTCTCCTGATACTGTGTTTAATTATGCAGAGGGCATATTTTCATCTGAATTGATTGTCCACGACATCATATCTAAAAGTTACCAAAAACATATATATAATTACAGTGATAATTTTTCAGAGGAGCAACACCTTGGAACAAAACCCCTTGCAATCAATGACCCAGATGGAATCAGTGTATCATCCTTTCCATCCAAACAGTATCTAAAACCTACTGTGGGTTTCGGCACAGATCAGAGTTTTAATGATGAATTTTACCAGTATGCATATGAAACAAACAAGTTGGAATTAATGCAGGCAAGAAAATCACAATTATCAATGTTAGAATCTGGATTACAGATGAGTATTAATGTTGTCGGTACTACTGTTGTGAAGGCCGGTGACATTGTAGAGATTATAATACCTAGTATCTCTGCTTATAAAACCACCAAAAACGAAACAGAAGATATGCTGTATAACGGTAATTTCCTTATCAGGTCTTTACGGCATGATTTTGATATTGGCGGTGAAAAACACACAATGTCTATGAACGTCACCAAAGACGCCATAAGCAAATAACATAAGGAGAAGTCCATTTCAAAAACCCCTATATTCCCACATAACCATCGAAAGGAACTTAAAATGGCTAAAACCAAAAATCGTATTAAGAAGATGACCTTCCAAAAGCAAGAGCGCACGTTTAATAATGCTCCACTTTCAGATGACGATAAATACATTATAGAGATGGCAGGGTATAGGAAAACTGAAGGACGAACAAATGAAACATTTCAACGAACTACAGGAAGGTCTACAAGACCAGAATATATTTAAAGCGTTCTTCCTTGCAGGAGGGCCGGGCAGCGGTAAATCATATGTCGTGCGGTACACCACTGGTGGGACAGGATTACGAGTGGTTAACTCTGATGATGTGTTTGAGAAGTATCTCAAGGACGCTGGCCTCTCATTGAAGATGCCTCCAGAGGAATGGGACGAAAATCAGAAGGAACGCAAGAGAGCAAAGAAAGTCACTGATGCTCGCCAAAAGAACTATATCGAAGGACGTATCGGTATGGTCATTGATGGCACTGGTAAGGAATACGACAAGATACGGGCGCAGAAGGCAGACCTAGAAGCACTAGGATATGACACTCACATGATATTCGTCAATACCTCAATTGAGGTTGCGTTGGAGCGTAATGAAAAACGTGAGCGCACCGTACCAGAGGATGTCGCTATTATCTCATGGAAGTCAGTACAAAGCAATATTGGTAAGTTCAGTTCCTTGTTCAGGGGCACTATGGTTATCGTTGATAACAACAAGCCAGATCAGGATATTGAGAAGGCAACCTTCAAGGAAGTCAAACGTCTGCTAGGTAAGAAGGTTCGGAACACCCGTGCCAAGCAGTGGATTGAGATGGAGATGAAGAATCAAGGCATTACTAGATCACCAAAGGGGTGGTAAATATGTCACACTTTACCC